TTCTTTAATCTCTCATCCGAAAAGAACCCTGCGATTTGTGCCGCAGTTCCAGCCACCTGCCCTATTTTACCGAGAGTTCCTTGGGAGCCGCTTTCTGTCCATGCGCTAGTCCCACCCGTTTGATTTTGCGCGCTTAATAACGGTGAATAAATACCACCAGCCATGTTAATCGCCTGCGGCAGTGCACTCCGTTGCTGCAAGTCTACGCTCCGCTCTAGACCGCCAAAGCCCAATAGATTACCGATAGACTGTTGCATTTGGCCTTGCGCTGTATTGTATTGCGATTGTGTAGCTGCTGCGATAGCGCGTAACCGCCCCTCGTCTAAATCTGCCTCGCCGCCGCGATAGCGTGTGTCGCCAAAAGCACCAGCCTCAGACGCTCTACTTTTCAATGCGCTATACGGGTCTTCAAAAGATTTGTTAATATCGTCTGTGATAATGTCGCGGTATGGGCTTAAATACGTTTCGATCTGAGAGCGGTATGCCTCAGGGTCTTTGTAGAGGTTAATTAAATCCTCTGCCTGTCTTTCGCCGCCCGTTATACCCATAGGAGCAAAATACTCAGACGGATTACCTAAAACAGTACCGACATTGCCGAGCAAACCCCTGTATTTCTCCTGTATATCCGATGGTAACGCACCGAAACCACCTGTACTTTGGCTAGCCGTTGGCGCTTGTGCCTCTGGCTCTTTGCCGAAAAAACTACCCATATTACTTCAACCTTAAAATTAAATGACCATTATAGTCGTTAAAACCAAGGCTCTCTAACAGCCTTATCATACCACGCCGTTGCGTATAAACGAAAACGTTTTTCTTCCCATTTAGAACCGCGATATCTACCAATCCCTTTATTACTTCTTTTGTAGCCAAATAGCTTTCTTTTCCCTTGTTTTTGGGGTTAGCTTGCCACCAAGTCACGATCCCAAAATCTGTATCTGTATTGGCGAGAAACCCCGCCGCCTTCATATCGCCACTAACTAACCCCGCAATCGGCAAACTATCCGCTGGTGGTGGCTTGTCCGGTTGCCACCAAGACGAAAACTTATTGTAATCGCCTAAATTAAACTCTCTTAAAATGTAGCTATTGCCACTCTCTGCCATTCTAGCGCCCCCGCGTTGTCAACAACTACATACAAATAATTCGTGTCTGCTGAAATGTCCCCGACCTGCTCCGTACCTTTTAAATCACTTGAGCTTGATGGTGCTGCTTTATAAATAGACACGTTTGCAGATTGCTGATTATCAAAATCCTGTAAGTCGATCTCCCGCGCCCTTGTCGTGTTTATGATCCACATATTTATCTGGTCTAGATTATCAGCGACATTCTTTACATCTAATATCGGCTCTGCTGGTGTAGAACGTAAATCTAGCGCGGAGGTTGTGCTTATCGTTTTGTATTTATCCCGCATTTCCACCCGCCTTCGGTGCGCTGCGCATGACTTCATGATACCATTGTCCGAACTCTAACCGCTGGTCTAGTGTGTTCCCTGACAAGTCAAACTGCCAATACCGCCCGTTTATCTCTGTTGTTATTCTGTCCGATGTGTTAGTAAGCGTGTAATTTTTACTGACAATATCCGCACTTAATGGGTAATCTCTGGTCGTCAAGTTTACATTCATAGAGCCGGTCATGCTCATATCGGGGACAAACGCTGATATTTGAACCGTATTACTCCCGCCGTATATTTTATTAGTCTTTAGACGCCAGTCCATACCCAGACCATCGGCATTAACACCGTTTTCATGCAGGTAAAGCTTTTGAGGGCTTTCGCTGCTTACCATGTATGGAGTTTGGGTTATAACTGCGGGGTATTCTGCCGCTGTGCGGTCATGCTCGTCATAAACCCATTCAAAAGTATCTGTATTAACACGCGCCACCCTGTCCGGCTCATTACTCGAAGCAGTGGGGTAGTGAAACCAAATTTCACGAAACTCTGCGTTATACCAAGCAAAACACTTTTCACGCTGCCCGAAGTTAATATCGTCAAACACATAGCTTAATATAGTGCTTTCAGTGCTACTATTTGCAGGGATTACCTCGACATTACCGCCGCGCCACATATAAAAGTTATTATTACCCATCCAGTAAATAATACCATTTGCAGCAACCCGCGCATTTTGCGCAATTAATCCAACGCTTGTATCTAAAGAACGCGTCTGCCAAATAAATTCACCGCCGATATATCTAAAAATATATACTTGCTTTTCTGTGAATATTAAGTTTTCACCACGCGCCGCCGCATGAGACAGGAATTTATCAGCGCCTTGGATAACACGCGAACCAGATTGGCCTGTAGTCCAGTTTGTCAAGCCGCCTTGGTCTGTCCATGATATAGCGTTATCTTTTTGCGCTGCGCCTGCTGTATCATAACCGAGCGTGACGCAAATATTATCACTAACAAAAACATAATTACTAGGTGGGCTGTTTGCAACCTTAACTGGTGCGGCGCTTCTGTCTCCGTTCCATTGGTAAATATCAGATTGCTCGTTGTATGCCGATAATGTCAATGTTCCAAATCTATCGTGTGACCATATACGAGGCGGCAATACTGCGCTTGAAACCTTAGACACGCCGTACAGACCAACACCATAAAGGCCCATCCCGTACCCGGCACCAAGTTGAGCGTCTTTTGCACCTGTTGCAATTTCCTCTTGCCAAGTTGTCCCAGCGCCGCCGCCTGCCGTGGCTGAACTTGTGGACGTTCCCGCCGTGTAAATATCAAATTGGTTGGGGCTTACACCACGAATTAAAAATTCTTTATTTATCTGCGTCGCCGTTACACCGCCAAATGTCGCCGCACCAAGTATCTTCACCCTGTCACCATCAACGCGACCATGTGTTGTGATATTCACAGTTATAACACCCGAAGCCCTTACAACAGACGCGCCGCCGCCGCTACCCGTAGACGTTGCGGCTGTACTTACTATAATTGTGTATTCGTTAGCGGTAATACTGCGCACGTATTGAGGCACATTAATATCCCCCGCAGGTACGCCGTTTGTAGCCGCTGCACCTGAAAGCGTAACGGTATCCCCTGCTAGCATCTTGTGCGCGGTGTCTGTGATTGTGATTGTCGTTGACCCTGAGACCGTTGCAATAGGAGCACTCCCAAGTGTCGCATGAAATGTATCTAGGCTGTTGGCTATAGCCGATGTCGCCGCCTTTAATGGGGTTATATTTGTCCGGTCAGACCCGAAGATATCAAAGAGCTTTGTATTTGATCCGAGTAAATACCTATTCTGGCCACCTAGTTTGTAGCTATAAATCGTGCGTGAACACCCGTCTAAAACAGAGTCTCCGTCAAAGGTTAAGTTTTCCCATCCACCAATTTTCTCTGGAACACCATCTTTGAACCGGATTCGGTTCGCGTCAACATAATGCCGCGTGGTCGCTTGGGGCTTATCAGTATCAGGTTCAACGCCCGATAGTATGCCGATTGGTTCAAGGTCGGTAGGCATTAAGCAGTTCGCTCCCATACATACAAGCCGAAGGCTGGCGGTGAGTTTTCGTGTGCGCCGCCGCCTGCATTATCAGTAATGAGCGTTGTGCCTCCGTCTGTGGTGTATGTAGAAGAAGCCCCGCCGTTATTATTTGGGCCACCAATAAGGCCACCAGAAAGACCCGCACCGAAGCCCCGCGCTGTGCCGTCGGTCAAATTTCTTGACGCTACACTGTACGCCATAGACGCCTGCTCTGCCGCAGTTAGTGTATGGTCATATTCTCCAACACTATCATTACCAGCCGGATAAGTTCTTGTATCTGTGTTGGCATCAGTACCCTCACCAACACCAACAATAAATCGGCCTTCTGCAATCGCTGCCCATGTCCCATAACCTAGTAAGGTATTAGGGTTTGTGTTATCTATTGTGAAGAATACAGATTTTACAGGTAATTGACCCGCAGAACCAAGAAGCGTGTCTACGCTATCCCAGTTTGCATTTAAATACCCGCCCCATAAATCAGCATCAGTGGCATTATTTACAAGAGGCTTATTAAAATTGTAATTAGTCGTTAGAGTTGGCATTGTGATGTTCCCATATCTTCCAGACGGTTTCTGTAGGCTTTAAGGTTTTAACCCTATCGTCTTCAAAGTTAATAGTACCGTCTTCCTGCGTGTATCCAGCTTGAATAGATTTTTGCCGCCACAACTCTAAAGGGTCTTGGACGTATTCTTCGGGGAATACACCGACAAGATTACCCTTAGAGTTATAGGAGCAGTAAGCATGCCTATCAGGGCAATACTTATACTCTGTGTCATGCTCTTTATTGATTTTTTCCATGGGTTCCCTTATGCAAGCACAATTACGTCATAAACAGAGGTGTTGGATGCTACAGATTTAAAGCCTATTGTTTTAGTGGCAATATCTTTGCTGTTGACATACACATCATTAGGTGTCCCCGCTGCGGTGTTTAATGAAACAATAATAATACTGTCTGCTTCTAAAGTTGAAACAGTTAGCGTCACTTCTGTAACTCCGTTTGCAGTGATTTGGCCTGCAATATTTCTTTTTAATTCGCCGTTAATCATCTTGGTAGTCTCCTTATGGGTTATAAAATAGTGTCAATTTGTAAAGCGCCTGTCCCCGTTAGGTTGCCGCTTCTCTCTCTTAAAGCCGACAACTCAGCCGCCTCCAATTCTGAAAACCGCGCTGCATATTGCGGGTCGTCTTTATCTTCCGCATATAGGTTTTTCAGCGCGTGTAACATTAATAAATCCTCGGCATTGTCGGTAAAGTCGTTTGTATCACCGTCAGCAGATAAATCCGCGTAGCTTTCGAGGTATTGTAATTTCAGCGTGTATGCCTGCTGTGGGATCGGGAGCAATAGAAACGCGCCGTTCTTATATGTGTAACTGTGAGGTCTTCCTGTTTGGTCATCATCGCTCTCAAAGAAATCATCTTGAGGCAACTTCCTAAGGTCTATCTTTATCTGGCTATCAATAAGCATCAACCCGTTTACCTGTAATTCACTTACTAGGGTGCTAGGGACGCTGGGAACGGCTTGTGTGCCTGCGACAAGCGTAATCGTTGCCTCTTCCACATTAAACCAAAATCTTCTATTTCTATAAAATCGAATTGCGCGGTTTATTTCATCGTCTACAGTGGACGCAGAAATCCCAGTATTATTTGGGTCTTTCATTTTACGCGAAATTCTCACTCGCAACTGCGCCAAAGTAGCCATGTCAATTTATTCCTGTTTGTTAGAGAGCGAAGAATAAACCAACATTATGCATTCGCTCGAAAGTAATACACCCCCGTTAAGGGGTGTGTCACCATATTAACTGTCGTATGAAACCAATACATCAAACGTCACAGTGCCTTCGGCTTCTGTAATATTCGCATCGTTTTCAAGTGCTAGCCATCCATTACCATCAGTAATAAGAGTCATTCCCTCAACTTCGTCAATAGCAACGAAGCCTCCGGCCTGACCTGCTGTAGAAGCGGAGGCGAAAGCGTCAACATCATCAGTAAAGGAAGCACTATCGTAAATGATCCCCAGATTTACCAAGCTGTCTGTCCCTGTGTCAATATCGGTAATGTGTACAGATTTATCTCCAACAGTAAAGCGTGCGCCTTTTTGGAAAGGAACAAGCCCGACAAAAGCGCCAACAGCCGTAGCTGAGGGAACTGTAACAGTCCCCTTAACAGCACGCGCCGCCCCAGTCGGGTCTCGTTTTACTTTGTTGTAGTCTGTACCATCACCAGCAAAGCCAGCGGGTACAATTGTGGGTGTAGTCATATCAAGTTCTCCTTATGAATGTGCTGCTGCGTAAGTTGAAATAACAAATGCACCAGTATCTTCTGCGTTTGAAGGAGCCATTTTCTTAAGGCCCATAATCGTGCGCAAGTCCTGACCCTTAACGTAATCATAGTCTGATAACTGTGAGTACATCTTAAATGGTACATTCTTGTCACCTGCACCAATGCCGCCAAACGGGGAGGCGAAAGATACAGCGTCACGACCAACCATAACGGCGCGGCGAACGGTTGTAATAACCGCACTAGACGAGCTGTTAGCGCCTTGAGCAACGCGAGGAACTTCGTAAATCTTGACGCGACCATAAGAACCAATCTCGATAGGTTTTTCACTGTATGGAAGAATTAGTTTACTTTCTTTCCCGCCCTGCTCTTTAGCAAGTTCGTTCGTGTACCATTGGATTTTTCCAGAGCTATCTTGCTTCAAATCAGTTACCTGATAAGGGTGTAAGAACAACTTGTAAAAACCATCGTTACAAGGGGCAATCGGCTGGTCATTTGATGTGATACTCTCACATGCAAAGTCAAGCAAGTCCATTGTGAACGTGTCGCTAGAAGTCAACGCTTGGTCTGTAGCCGCAGCACCCGCACGTATAATACGGTTTGTGGTTGGTGCTGTTGGTACGTTGTGACCTTGAACGTGCAATTTAGCAGCCGCAGTAGTGTAGCTAGTCCCGTTCAATGTGAACGATGTAGGGTTTACACCAGCAAGTTGCTGCATCAAGCCGCTGTCTATCAATTCAATTGCGCGACCAGCCATAACGTTAGCGGTCACTTCACTGAAATCAACATTTGTGCGCTGTTGCTCAATAGAACCTGTATTCG